GGAGGAGTTCACGGCTCTCAACAAGAGCATGGAGATGTGGCGCAACTTCAACGTCATCCGCCTCATGGGCGGTGCGGTGTGGAATCAGGCCACCGAGCTGTCGCAGATCGTGGGCACGATGGGCTGGAAGGCAACGCTCTCCGCTCTCCCCGAGCTGCGGGCACTCCGCCGCGACCTCGCCACCGGCAAGGCCCCCAACGACATCCTCGACCACCTGGAGAACACCATCGGTGGTGTGGGGTCCGAGTACGTGGCCCGCATGGAGTTCACCGCGAAGGACGACTGGGTGCGCAACAAGGGCGACACGGGCTTCAACCGCAAGCTCGATGCGCTCGACACCGGCACCCGCAAGCTGGCCCGTGGTGTCCTGGACTACACCGGCATGACCCCGCTGATGATCCAACAGAAGCGGGTCCACGCGGTGGCCCTGGTGAACCACTTCGTGAACACCGCGAAGGGTTCCCCGTCAACGTTCCTCTCGAAGGAGCGCCTGGCGTGGATGGGTCTCGGGGACGGCGACTACGCCAACCTGCTGAAGGCCATCGACAAGCACACCACCCCGAGCAGCGGGCAGTACGGCAAGAGCCACAAGATGGACTTCGCAGCCTTCGCCAAGGAGGACCCGAGGGCCTACTCGCAGTTCATGACTGCCATCCACAGGGAGTCCCGCAGGGTCATCCAGGAGAACGACCTGGGCTCCATGATCCCGCTGATGGGGACCACCCTGGGCAAGACGGTGTTCCAGTTTATGAACTTCGCCATGCACGGCTGGAACAAGTCCCTCCAGTTCTCCCTGAACCACCGCGACTGGTCCACCCTCAGTGCCGTCCTACACGGCTCCCTGTTCGCTTCCATCGCGTACATGGGGAGGACCCTGATGACGGCTCAGGGGATGGAGGGAGACAAGCAGCGGGAGTTCATGGAGAAGCGCCTGGCGACTGGTCAGATCGTGGCCAACAGCTTCGGTCGCCTCTCCCAGGCGTCCCTGCTGCCCGTGGCCTTCGACACCATCTCCCCGTACCCGCTGTTCAACGGGATGCGGACCACCAGCGATCTTTCAAGCATGGCCTCCAACCCGACCTACCAGGCGGTGAACGGGCTCATCTCGATGAAGAAGCTGATCCGCAACGGCATCTCGGACGAGTACCAGACCACGGAGAAGGACGTGAAGACGTGGGGCAAGCTCCTCCCGCTCAACAACGTCTACCCGGTCAGCACCATCCTCAACAGCCTCGCCAACGATTACCCAAGTAGCGAGGAGCAGTAACAACCTCTGAGGCCCCTGGAGAAATCCGGGGGCTTCTCTTTTGGAGAACATTTTGGCTTACAGCTATGCCCTCTTTAACGGGGACGGCTCCACTACCGTATTCGGATTTTCTTTCGGCTACCTCGACAAGAGCCACATCTCCGCCTCGGTCAACGGCACCCCGGTTTCCTTCTCGTGGCTGAACGACAGCGCTGTCAGCATCTCCCCGGCCCCTGCCAACGGGACGGTGGTGCAGATCAAGCGGAACACCCCGAAGGGTCAGCCGCTGGTGGACTTCTCGGACGGCTCTGTCCTGAAGGAGAAGGACCTCGACCTCAGCAACCTGTTCAACCTCTACTGTGCCCAAGAGGCGCAGGACGGTGTGGACTCCTCCGTCGCTGAGAACCACTCGGGCGTCCTGGACGGCAAGGGCCGCAGGACCACCAACTTCGCGGACCCGACTGACCCCACCGGCCTGGTCACCCGAAACTTCTTCGAGACCGTCTACACCCCGCAGTTGGATGCGAAGGTCACCGAAGCAACCACGCAGGCCTCCAACGCAGCCGCAAGCGCCTCCGCAGCTCAGACCGCAGAGACCAACGCAGAGACCGCTGAGGTGGCCGCTGAGGCCGCTCTGGCCGACTTCCGCAACCGCTACCAGGGTGCGCAGGCGACACCGCCCACGACCCGCACGGACGGCTCTCCGTTGCAGGAAGGCGACCTCTACTTCCGCAGCGTGGCCCCCAAGGGCATCTACGTGTTCAGCGGGTCCTCGTGGATCGCCGCTGGCTCCGCAGTGGAGGGTTCGGTCAACATCCCACCGAGCACCGTGATCGCTACGGCAGGACAAACCTCGGTCCCGGTTCCTGGTGGCTATGACCCCGGCTTCATCCTGGTGTGGGTGGATGGCGTGAAGCTCGATCCCCCGGACATCAACGTGTCCTCCGGGACGGACATCGTGTTCAACCAGGCACTCACAGGGGGCGAAGAGATCACCTGGGTGGCGTTCGGTACGTTCGTCCTGGCCAACTCCTACACCAAAGCGGAATCGGACTCCCGCCACGCAGAAGTGGAGGCGCGGCTCTCCAAGCGAGTGAGCGTCACCGAGTCTCGATTCGCTGGCGGGGCAAAGGGCGATGGAACTACGGACGACACGGCTGCTGTCCAAGCCGCCATCAACTATGCGGTCAGTGTTGCCCCTGCCACGGTCCACTTCCCACGGGGCACCTACAGGATCACCTCGGCCCTCACCGGGCTGGCTAAGGATGGCCTGAAGCTGACCGGAGATGGCCTCAAGGAGACCACGCTGCACTTTACCCATGCCGGTATTGCGGTGAACGTGGACGCCTTCGCATCGGGGTCAGCAAGCGATCCCTTCATCTCGGTGAGCATGTTGGACTTCACCGTGAAGGGGAATGCGACAACCACTGTCCTCGTGCGAGCCCAGGGTGTTCATCGTGCGAACTGGCGCGTTGCCGCCAAGGAGGCCAACACGGCGTCCGGCATCGCCTTCGACCTCTACGGCTGTATGTCGAACGTGCTGGAGCTGATGTGCTCGAACGACACCATGCCGATGACCAACAAGCCCTATGAGGGTCTGCGCCTGTCCGCAGGCACCCGCGCTGGAGTCTCGGTCGGAAACAGCAGCGACAACCTTCTCATCAACCCGCAGTTCGACAGCATGGTGATCGGTGGCCGCTTTTCCGGGGCTGACCAGACCACGGTGATGGGTGGGGCCTTCCAGTCCAACTCGTCCTACGGCCTCATCATCAACGCAGGCTCCCGGTACAACACCCTCATCGGAACCGGCTTCGAGAACCCCGCAGCCACCGCAGACTTCGCGGATGCCGGTGTCCAGAACACGTTCATCACCACCTACGCCGCGAAGGCAGCGATCCTCCAGGGCCGCGATGCGGAGATCAACGGGGGCCACTTCGAGCGCATCGAGGTCCAAGCCGGGGCCGCGAACAACCGGATCAAGCGGGTCACAATCAACCAGTGGGCCTCTGGCTCCGGTGGTTTCGTGGACAACGGCACCAACACGGTCTGCCCGAAGTACTACGACGCGGACCTAGCTGCATTCGTCTACCCGAAGAAGGACCGCCTCGGCATCACCGTGGGGGCCTCCCCGTTCACGTGGGTGAACAACACGGGTGGCTACGCGGAGGTCATCATCCAAACCGGGACGCTGACTCAGGTACGCCAAGGCAGCAACGGGGACACCTGGCTGAAGTCCACGGTAGTCCCCTCGGCTGGTCTGTGGTTGCGCCCTGGGGACTCCCTGGAGGTCAGCTACAGCGTGGCTCCGTCCATGAGCTACGTCCCCCACCCCGGCCTCTTCGAGTAACCGCAAAGAGCCCTTCAGGAGATCCTGAGGGGCTCATCCTCCAACAAAGGAATGTATGAGCAATGCAAGAAATATCAGCAAACTGGGGAGCCTCGCTGCCCACGTCGCTAACCTGATCGGCCTCTCGAACAACAAGGCCAGCATTGATGCGAAAGTGCAGGAGACCGCACTTCCCGCAGGCACCATCCTCGACTTCGCCGGTACGGCTGCCCCCTCGGGGTTCCTCTTCGCTGCCGGTCAGGTTGTCTCCCGGACCACCTACGCAGCCCTCTTCGCCGCTCTGGGGACCGCCTACAACACTGGTGGTGAAGCAGCTACCGACTTCCGCCTACCGGACCTCAGGGGCCGTGTGGTGGCCGGTGTGGACAACATGGGTGGCACCGCAGCGTCCCGCCTGACGAGTGGCGGTTCTGGCATCAACGGGTCCGCTATCGGCTCCGCTGGTGGTGCCCAAACGGTCACCCTGACTGCTGCGCAGATCCCTGCACACAGCCACACCGCGACCACCAATTCGACTGGTGGCCACTCGCACGGTGGTATCACGGACAGCTACCAGTACACCGACACTACCGGCTCCGGGTACGGCAACCCCGCGTCCTACAGCACCGGGCCTGGCAGCGCCAACTTCATCGGCCATGACTACACGGCCTCCGGTGCCTGGGCGCGGATTCTCAGCACGTCTGCCACTCGCACCACGGACACGCAGGGTGCCCACTCCCACACAGTCACCGTGGCGAACAACACGGGTGGTGACGGCGCTCACACCAACACCCAACCAACCATCGTCCTCAACAAGATCATCAAAACCTAAATGTCCGACCTCGACCTCACCACCAACACCCAGCCCGTCATGCTGACCGCCGCGGTCGCCGTGTACCGCGCCTGGATCGCCGCCGGCGGCCC